ATCCAGTTTTAATTAGCTTGGTTCGCCGTTCTGCACCAAACTTAATCGCATACGATATTTGCGGAGTTCAGCCAATGACAGGTCCAACAGGCTTGATTTTTGCAATGCGTTCACGCTATGCAACACAAGGCGGTACAGAAGCATTGTTCAACGAAGCAAACACAGCATTCTCTTCTGCTGGTAGCGGTTATACAACACAATCTTCAACAGGTTCTTCACCTGCTGACTTATCTGCTGGTACAGAGTACACACGTGGTACTGGTATGACTACAACACTTGCTGAAGCATTAGGTGACGCAGCCGGTAACCAATTCCAAGAGATGGCATTCTCCATCGAAAAGATTGCTGTTACTGCTAAGAGCCGTGCTTTGAAAGCAGAATACACAATGGAACTTGCACAAGACTTGAAAGCAGTCCATGGTTTGGATGCTGAACAAGAATTAGCAAACATTCTTTCTACAGAAATCTTAGCTGAAATTAACCGTGAAGTTGTTCGTACTATCAACTTGACAGCTACAATCGGCGCACAAGAAAACGTTACAACTGCTGGTACATTCAACCTTGACGTTGATGCTAACGGTCGTTGGTCTGTTGAAAAATTCAAAGGCTTGATGTTCCAATTAGAGCGTGAGTCTAACGCAATTGCTAAAGCAACTCGTAGAGGTAAAGGCAACGTGCTTATCTGTTCTTCAGACGTAGCATCTGCATTGCAAATGGCTGGTGTTCTTGATTACACTCCAGCACTTGCATCTAACAACTTACAAGTTGATGACACAGGTAACACATTCGCTGGTGTATTGAATGGTCGTATCAAGGTTTATATTGATCCATATTTCGCCGCAACATCTGGTACACACTACGCAACAATCGGTTACAAAGGCACTTCAGCTTTTGATGCTGGCTTGTTCTATTGCCCATACGTTCCATTGCAAATGGTTCGTGCAGTTGGTCAAGACACATTCCAACCAAAGATTGGTTTCAAAACACGTTACGGTATGGTCGCAAACCCATTTGCAACTTCAGCCGCTGACGGTGCATTAGCGTTCGCTAACAAGAACATCTACTATCGTAGAATCGCAATTACGAACTTGATGTAATTGATTAAACCGAGACACATCGGTATTGAAAAGAGGACCTTAGGGTCCTCTTTTTTTTGTCTGCATAAATAGAAGACAAGAGGAGATAATATGGCTACCCTAACAACAACACCAGTAAATAGAAGTTTTCTTTCTAATAATAAATTTGATTTTATTCTTAGACGAATTCCCAACTTCACATATTTTGTACAAGCTGTAAACTTGCCAAGCATGTCATTACAATCGACTAGCGTTAACACACCATTTTCTGCATTAAGTCTACCGGGAAATCAAATCAACTTTGGTACGTTAGCTTTAACATTCATAGTTGATGAAGACATGCAATCGTGGTATGAAATCTACAATTGGATATTCAAGCTAGGTAATCCAAAAGGGTATGATAAGAGAGGCGGCTTGCAAGATAACGATGAATTGATTAATAGCGTAACTTCTGATGCAACATTGTTCATTAAGACAAACGCAAACAATCCAAACTTTAAAATTGAATTCTATGGCGTATATCCTACCGACTTAGGAGACATGCAATTTTCTTCTGTAGATAATCAAGAGTTTATTACCTCTACAGTAACGTTTAACTATACTTACTACGAAGCAACAAACATTTGACATTTGCCTAGGAATGTGTTATTATGATTAGATTGACTTGATATGGGGATTGAATATGACATTAGACCAAATGATGGAAGAGTGGAGATTAGATGCTACAGTTGACTCCACAGAGTTAGGTATCGCATCTCTGAAGATACCAGAACTACACAGTAAATATCTCAAAATTTATTTTGATGAAAGACGCAAACTCAAAGCACTTGAGTTTCAAAGCAAAGATTTATCTTTGAAGAAGTATGAGTATTACAATGGAAAACTTTCACAAGAAGAACTTGACGAACTCAATTGGGAGCCTTTCGTTAAACGTTTGATGAAGAATGAAGTTGATATGTACCTTGACTCTGATAAAGATATTATACACAACAATGTTCGCATAATCAATCAAAAAGAAAAATTAGCGTTTCTGGAAGAAGTACTTAAGAACGTCAACCAACGCAATTTTCAGATTAAGAATGCTATAGAATGGAAGAAGTTTACGCAAGGTGTACAATAAACTCTATATCTCAAAAGTAGATGAAGTCTACGCACACATCAAGTGTGAGAACTCCGATGCAATGGAGTTGAATGAATACTTCACGTTCTACGTTCCCGGTTACAAATTCATGCCCGCATTTAAAAACAAAGTGTGGGATGGAAAGATACGTCTATTCAATTCTCAGAACAGACAAATCTATTATGGTTTGATTCCATACTTAGAAAAGTTTGCTAAAGAACGTGACTACACAATTGAGTTTGATGAATCAGTAGAAACGTATGATGAATTCTCTGTAGCAGAAGCAAAAGACTTTATTGATACTCTAGGTGTGCCATTTGAAGTCAGAGACTATCAAATAGATGCATTCATTCATGCAGTACGTAGCAGAAGAAATCTATTAGTATCACCCACAGCATCAGGTAAGTCGCTTATCATATATCTCATTGCGAGATATTTAAATTGCAAAACTCTTATCATTGTTCCTACGATATCACTTGTTGCACAGTTATACAAAGACTTTGCAGACTATGGATTTGAGAGTGATAAATACATACACCAGATTATGTCAGGTGCAAGCAAACAAACTGATTGCCCCATTGTCATATCTACATGGCAATCAATTTACAAGATGCCAAAAGAATGGTTTGAAGAATTTGAATTAGTTGTTGGAGATGAAGCGCATTTGTTTAAAGCAAAGTCGTTGATATCTATTCTAACAAAACTAACAGAGTGCAAATATAGATTTGGATTGACAGGCACACTAGATGGAACACAAACACATAGATTAGTCTTAGAAGGATTATTCGGTAAAGTCAAACAGATTACAACAACAAAAGAATTGATTGACTCTGGACGATTAGCTAAGTTTAGAATCAAAGCATTGGTACTTAAGCACAATGAAGAATCGTGTAAACTAGGTAAGAATTTTAAATATCAAGATGAGATAAATTACATTATAGGTAAGCCGTCACGAAATAGATTCATTAGAAATCTAACTATGAGTTTAGAAGGTAACACTCTTCTACTCTATCAATTTGTTGACAAGCACGGCAGAATACTGTATAATATGATTAAGGACGCAGTAGAAGAAAATAGACCTGTATTCTTTATTCATGGTGCGGTTGGCGTAGATGAAAGAGAAGAAGTTCGTAGAATTACTGAAGAAGAAGAGAATGCAATTATCGTAGCATCGTATGGAACATTCTCTACTGGTATTAACATTCGTAATCTACACAATGTTATTTTTGCTTCACCAAGCAAGAGTAAGATTAGAACACTACAATCTATTGGGCGAGGATTGCGTTTGGGTGACAATAAAAAAGAAGCTATTCTATATGACATATCTGATGACATGACTTATAAGAGTAGGAAGAATTTTACGTTAGAACATTTTATTGAACGGATGAAAATCTACAACGATGAAAAGTTTGAATATAAAATCTATACGTTAAATTTAAAGGAAGAATAATGCTGTGCAAAGTACTAAAATTAACAAACGGTGATACACTCATCGGAAATGTTGTTGAGGAAAGTAGAGGCTTCATTGAAGTGCATAGACCCATGAGAGTTGTTGTTGTTCCTAGAGATGAACACATGTACAGTTTATCTCTTACAAAATGGGATCCACTTATGAATTTTAGCATTCCTGCTAGAATCTTTAAACAAAGTATTGTTTCCGTGTCAGAAGCTACTACAGAAATTGTTAGAGTTTATGGCGAAGCATATAACGAATTTGATTTGAACAATGAGCCTGATGATGATGAGATTGACAATGAAAGTCCATCAGAAGACAGGATGTCTGAAATTAAGGAAGAGATTGATAAGATGAGAGTAGCAATGACTTCATCTAACAATCATATAT